GGCCCTGCTGCGCTCACTTCGACCGGTATCGACAAGTCGGCGTACGAGCGGATCGGCGGGCACCTGGACGGCCGCCTGGAGGCCACCTCGTGGTGGAACCCGACGGGCGCGCACCCGGTGCTGTCGGCGTTGCCCACCGGGGACGTGCATGAGATGTACTGCGCGGGTACCGCCCTCGGCCGGCCGGCCGCAGCGATCGTGGCGAAGCAGGTCAACTACGACGGCAACCGCGGCGAGGACGGAGCGTTCACCTTCAGCACGTCGTGCCAGAACAACGCCTACCCGCTGGAGTGGGGTGTCCTCCTCACCGCGGGGAAGCGCACGGACGTCGCAGCCACCAACGGCACCGGCGTCGATCAGACCACCGTGTCCACGGCGTTCGGGGCGCAGGCGTACCTGCAGGTGTTCGCGTTCACCGGCACTGATGTGACGATCAAGGTGCAGGACTCGGCGGACAACGCGACATTCGCCGATGTCACCGGCCTCACGTTCACGTCCGTCACTTCCGCGCCCGGCACGCAGCGCATCGCTACCGCCTCCGGGGCGACGATCCGCCGCTACGTGCGCGCGGTCACCACCACATCCGGCGGGTTCACCTCGGTCACCTTCGCCGTGTCCTTCATCCGTAACCCTGTGGCGGTGAGCTTCTGATGCAACTGGTCAACCGGATCGAACCGAACCTGCCAGTCGGTGCCTACCAGACGTACAGCATCTCCGCCCGGCGGGACACCACGATCGCGGCCGCGTGCGAGCAGGTCGAGTGCCCGCAGTGGCGACACGGCTGGGACTCCGTCATCGACGAGTCGACGGACCTCGGCAAGACACAGGCCGCGTACATCCGCGGCACGTCCGGGCGCACCTTCCGCGAGATGAAGACGGACGCCGGGCTGACCGTCTTCCGCTTCGAGTCCGGTCAGCGCTGCTTCGCCGAGCACCGCACCAACCCGGAGATCTACCTCGTCCGCGACGGGGACTGGCGGGGCAACCCGACCGGCCGCCGCCGTACGCACCAGCGGCCCGCGGACTGGGTCGAAGACTTCGGCGAGCACCAGCAGCGCATCGTCGACCATCAGCAGAAGGGATGACCCACCATGGCCAAGCAGTCAGGACTCGGCTGGACGACGTGCTCCGTCGATGACGCGTCCGGCACCCCCCAGACGATCATCAACGACGTCACCAACTTGCAGTTCGCGACCCCCCGCGGCGTGCAGGACGTCACCGGAATCGACAAGAGCGCCTACGAGAGGCTCCTCCTCCTGGCGGACTTTTCGATCACCTTGAACATCGTGTTCAACCCGGCGGCCAACGCCGCGCACGACGTGTTCAAGACCGTGCCCAGCACGTCCGTGCAGCGCACGACGACCCTCACCGTCGCGGCGAAGACCCTCGCCAACGAGGTGCTGTACACCGACTACCCGCTCCAGCGGGCGGAGAGCGGCGAGTTCACCGCGTCCGTGCCGGGTGTCCTCGCCAATGGCGTCGTCCCCACCTGGGCCTGAAAGGCGAACGCGCATGGGCTACAAGCCGAAGCTGAAGACCTACCTCATCAAGTTCGAGGCCGGTCACGAGTTCCACGGCGCGGAGGCGCGCCTGAAGGGCATGACGTACGGCGAGTGGGAGGAAGCCACCGGCGCCGACGGCGGCGACGGCGACAAGACCGGCGCCGACGGCGTGAAGCGGTTCGTCGACCACCTCATCGAGTGGAACATCGACCACCCCGTCACCGGCGAACCGCTCCCGCCCACCCTGGAGTCGGTCAAGGCGGTCGACAAGGACCTCATCGCGGCCCTGAACAACTCGTGGATCAACTCGCTGATCGGGGTGCACGACGCTGACCCTTTGCCGGAGAGCTCGCCCGCTGGCGAGCAGTCCCCGGCGGTGTCAGCAATTCCGATGGAAGCACTCTCACCGAGCCTGGCGAGCTGACCCGAGCCCGCTACCTGCTCGGCCTGCTGGAAAGGTTCCCGGGCTACACCCTGTCCTCCCTGCTCGCGGAGGACACCGAGCTGATGCGCCTCGTACGGATCGAGGAGCTCGGCGGCGGACGCGATCGAGGAGGGGAGGGGGTGGACGATGTCGGATGACGTGACGATCACAGTCCGGGTCAACAACCAGACTGCAGCGGGCTTCCGGGACGTGAACGGGCGGCTCCGTGATCTGCAGGGGCACTTCGCGGCGGCGGGAACCAACGTGCGCCGCTCCTCCTCGCTGATGGAACGCGGCATGGTCGACCTCCGGGCGACCATGCTGTCCCTCGCGCCGGCCGCCGTGCCGGTGGCGGCGTCGCTGGCGCCGATCGCAGTGCATGCGGGCGCTGCGGGTGTGGCGGTGGCTGCGTTCGGTGCCGCGGTGATCCCGCAGATCGGCAACCTGAAGGATGCTGCGGCCGCGCAGACGAAGTACACCGACGCGGTCACCAAGTACGGGGCGGGCTCGCAGCAGGCGGTGGCGGCGCAGCAGCAGGCCGCGCAGGTGCTGGCCGGGATGCCGAAGGCGACGCAGCAGGCGGCCGCCGCGTACTCGGTCCTCGGGGGCAAGTTCAAGGACTTCTCGGACTCGACGGCCCGCTTCACGATGGCGCCGGTTGAGCATTCCTTCGCGGTGCTCGGTGCGATCATTCCGAAGTTGACACCGATGGTGGGGGCGACGGCCGGGCAGCTGGACCGGCTGATGAAGGTGGCCGGCGGCGCGGTCAACTCGGCAGGGTTCGACGCGCTGTCGAAGAAGGTGTCCAGCTTCGCGAACCAGTCGTTGAAGAACGCCACGGATGGGGCGATCCACTTCATCCGGGTGATGTCGGAGGGCAACGCGCACGGCCCGATCACGGAGTTCATGGCCTATGCGAAGGCTCAGGGCCCGGCGGTCAAGGAGTTGCTCAGCAACCTGATGCAGGCGCTGGGGAACATCGCGAAGGGCGCGGCGGAGGCCGGGCCGGGCATGCTCAGCCTGGTCAACGCGTTCGCGAAGCTGGTGGCGGCGGCACCGCCGCAGCTGATCGGGAACCTGATGCAGATCTACGCCGCGTTCAAGCTGATCAAGCTGGCGGGTGCGGGGATCGGCGCGGCCGCGGGCGGCATCACCACGCTGCGGGCGAGTATCACCACGCTGACTGCCGCGTCTGCGGCGGCCGGCGGTGGCCTGGCGGGGCTGCGGGCAGGGTTCATGGCGCTGGGCACCGCGGCGAAGGCCACGGTGGTGGTAGCCGCTATCACGGTCCTTGTGGTGGCGCTGTCGAAGCTGTCGAACATCGGCAAGCAGGCGCCGCCGGATGTGGACCGGATGGCGACGTCGATCGCGAATCTGGGCCGTACCGGCAAGGTGTCCGGCGAGGCGCTGCGGGTGTTCGGGAAGGACATGGGCGGGCTCGCCGACTCGCTGCGTACCTTGGCCCGGCCGTCGGACTTGGATAAGACGCAGCAGTTCCTGACCAGTCTCGTCGGCATGGACTCGACGCCGGTGAAGGAGGCGAAGGAGAACCTCGACTCCGTCGACAAGGCGCTCGCCGGGTTGGTCAAGGGCGACAAGGCGGATCTCGCGGCGGCGGCGTTCACCGATATCGCGAAGGCGATGGAGAAGCAGGGCCTGTCGTCGAAGGAGCTGCGCGGCAAACTCGACGACTACAAGTCGGCGTTGGCGGACCAGGCGCTGGAAGCCAAGTTGACCGCCGAGTCGCAGGGTCTGTTCGGGCAGGCGGCGCAGGACACGGCGGCGAAGCTCGACGCGCAGAAGGCCAGCGCGGACGGCTTGAGGCAGTCGCTGCAGGCGCTCAACGATGTGAACCGCGCCGGGTTGGGCGGCATGATCGGCTTCGAGGCGGCCGTCGATGCCGCAGCCACCGCAGCGAAGAAGAACGCGGGCGCCCTGTCGATGTCCCATGGCGTCCTCAACCTGAACAGCCAGAAGGCGAGGGACGCGGCGTCCGCGCTGCAGGACCTCGCGGACAAGACCGACAGCGCGGCCGCGGCGGCCCGCGAGTCCGGTTCATCGTGGGAGACCGTCAACGGGATCTATGCGCGGGGCCGAGCGAACCTGATCAGGTCGGCGCAGGCCATGGGCCTCACGAAGGCACAGGCGCAGGCTCTCGCGAACCAGATCCTGCGGATCCCGGACAAGACCGCGCGGGTGAAGGGCAACATCGAGGATCTACAGGCGAAGATCGCCGCCGCGAAGGCGAAGCTGAAGAGCGTCCCCGACTCGCGTAAGGCCAAGGTGCG